CTGCAAATAGTTTGTGTTTTATGGATGGAGGAATTGATTATGCTTTGAGCCGAATCATTTTTCCTGATATTGAAAAAGAAGTAAAAGTGATTGTAGAAAAAATAGGTCAAAATACTGAATTTTTCACAATAAAACCAGAGGAAATTACAAATTGTTAAATACTTACCATCACTTCTGGTGTAGATTTTAATTTCAGTCCCATTTGGAATGGGGGAGAATAAGAGGGTGGAAATGTAACAGGTGCCATTGGTAATGGTTTTATATTTGACTGAGATTCTAAAAACGATATTCGTGATTTCAAACTCTCAATCTCTTTATTTTTCATTTCTATTTGTTTCTGTTGTTCTTGAATCAATTGAACCACTTCTTCTATAGATAATGGTCTAGGATCTGAACCAGGTTGTTGTAACATAATTTGATTTGGTTGTTGTGATTTGATTAGTTCTTCTCTTTGTGCATCAATCACTTTGATTTGTTTTAATACATCTGGTTTCATAATAGGATCACCTGGTTTATATTGAGCTAGTTTCTGATCAATTTCTTTCAAGAAAAAACGTTTAATATTGGCTTCCGCATCATAACGAATAAATTCTTCAATTTTCTTGTCCGATTGTTTGAAAAACTGATTTTCATTTTCTAATAATTTTCGTTTATCAAACGTATTTTGAATATGTGCAAATACAAGAATACATTTTAATGGATCGAGTTGAACAAAAGGAATTGTATAATCTTTTAAAAATTCTTTTTCTTCTGCTAAGGCTGCGTTTTCATTGTATCTTGTTTGATCCAATAATTCTCTACGAAAAGCAAAAGTTCCAGCAGTTGCATGATTAGGTCCATAAGGACCCGCTTGATACATTTTTTGAATATGTTTAAAATATACATAGATTTCACTCGCCCCAGCACATAAAGCGTGAGGGTTTTCTTGTAATTTTTGAACGGCATGAGATACACGTTCCGGTGGGTAATAATCGTCATCATCCATATACACTAAAATAGAACCTTTTGTTTTAGAATGGGTTAAGTTGCGCTTGGCACCTAATGTCATCTTATTAGGAACCGAATAATATTGGATTTGTGGAATATTAGCAGCTTTTATCAAATCTTCAATTTTATCAGTTCCATCATCAACAATAATCCATTCCATTCGGTCTTTCGGATAATCTTGATTACGAAAACATTCCAACATGATGGGAATAAATGGTCGTCTGTTAAAAGTCGGAGTACAAATACTAACAAAAGGTTTATTTTTTTTTGGAGGCATTTTTTAGTTTTTAGAATTTGTATTTTTATATGCATTCTGTAGGAATACATATTTCTTGTTTATGGATTGGATCATGTGTCTTTATCCAAATCGTTAGGTGGAGACGACTGAAATGGTGGTTTCAAGTAAAAGTAACCACATACGACTACTAAAATAAAATTGATAACCGTTATGGGTGCCCAAAATTCAACTATCCCTGATCTACCAGACCCACGTTTTGGGGTTGCAATAACGATAATGCTTTCTAAAAACTTGTATAGAAAGAAAAGAAACAGAATGACAACTAGAAAAAACGGATACACACATTTCTGTAAAAAATGATTTAACGCAGAATTTTTTAATACTGTCCCAACTCCTGAAACAACAAGCTCTTCTGCTTTTCCTTCAGGATTCCCACCACTAATAAACGCTTCTGTCGATGGAATGACAGTACCTGTTCCTATTGTGTTATCTAACATTGGACGAATTTTGTTCTTCTGTTCGTTAGTGAGAAATCCAAATTGATCAAAATCATCTGTAGAGTGTTTCATCACATATTCTTGTACTTTTGAATAAAAATCGCTAGGAAGAAATATTCCAAGACAGGTACTAAAAAAGAAAAATAAGAAAAGAACGGTTGCAATACCACTGAGACCAATAGATAAAGCTAAATGAACTAAATACCCTATAGCGATAAGAGTAGGACCAAAAATTTGTAATCGTTTAAGTTTATTTTTCATACCTTCTATTGGGTCCTCGCCTGTTGGTACTTTCATAATATCACCGAATGAAATGACCCATCCAATGATGATAAAAATAATCATGGATTTATCTGGCTTCCAATAAAACACATTTAAAAACATTTGCCCAAATTTATCTAATAAAAAGTAAACGATAATATACATGATGACAAAAATTAAGAAAAACGTACATGCATAAGAATCTTGTATTTTTAACGCTTTAAATAATTTTGGTAGTGCTGTACTAAGACTAAATGAAAAAATATTAGGTAAAACATACATACATGCAGTGAAATATCCACAAATAAGAGTGAAGAGGGATGAAACTCCAAACTGCATTGCTGAACTGATGGCACCCAACGATTTTGTTGCACCTTTAGCTGAACCCATCAAATTTTTTCCGGGACCCATCGCACCCATAAGAGACTCCATACCCATACCTCCGCTTTGTAGAACCTTGTTTGTGTCAACTGGACTACTAGTTTCAAATGGATCGTTAAATAGAGATGTATCTTGTTTAAAATCTTGGGCACTGTTTAAAATTGGGTCACTGTTTCCAAAAGTTGTGTCAACTGGACTAGTTTCAAATGGAGATGTACCTTTAAAATCTGGGTCACTGTTTCCAATTTTTGACAGATTACTTTTTATATTCTCTACAATACCCAAATCCAATTTATTAGAAAAATCACCATTTCCATACAAAAAATCTTCAATCCCTTTTAATTTCTCAATATGAACATTATAAAAGATACAATAAGTAAAATAATAGGCAATAAAAATATAACAAAATTCAAAAGAAGAACGAATAAACCATTTTTTGGCATATTCAATACTTTTTTTGTCTCCTTTGAGTAAATACGTTATTTTTTCTGCTAATTTTTTTATCAAACAAGGAATAAAATAAAGAATCCATTCGAATAAATTGTGCCATCCAGAAGGTTTTTTTAAATTTCGTTTATTCACTGGTCTTAAATGGCACCATATTGGTTTATCTTTTTTAAAAGGACTTTTTTCTTTCGCTTTCAATCGTCTTAATCCTTTTTTCTTTTTTTTCTTTTTTTTTTTAGGTGTTTGTTCCTGTTGGACTTTTTCCTCTTCTGCTTTTTTAGATTGTTCACTGCTTTTTGCTTGTCCACTGCTCTCTCCTTGTCCACCCCCTTCTCCTTGTCCACCCCCTTCTCCTTGTGCACTGCTTTCAGCTGCTGGTGTGGCCGATGACTTCTTTTTTTTCTTCCCGCCTATAATACTTCTCCCCTTCTTCTTACCTCTAAAATTTTCTATTTTTTTAATCCAAAAAGTAGAATCTTCCATTCCTTCTCTTATTCTTTGCCTATACCTTTATTTTTCAAACTAAAGATACTATTTTGCATATAACATTCCACAATTTCCTCCAATAAAAGAAATGATATTATATCTTTCTTCAAACAATACTAAATTATACGTGTATTCATATAATTTCCAACTACTTTTATTTATACCAATCGCATTACCATTATCATCACATAAAATTTGATAATTCGAATTCATTTTATCAATTTCTGGTATGAGAGTAGTAAATTCTAATTCAATGTTTTTAAATTTTCCTAAATTGATTGCACCAGAAGGTTGATATGTGTTCGGGTTAGTATCCAAACAAAATTGATAACAATATACTCCTTCTTTCGCAAAAGAATTGGTTCGTGTATATTTTTCAATATAATCAAAAACCCCTCTAGGTAAAGTATTTTCACGATATTTTCCATCTAAAAGAATACCCATCGTTAACATGATTTCTTTCAAATTACATGGTTGCAATGGTCCTGAAATAAATAAACCAGTATTCATTCCATCTGGTTGACTGACTAAGGTTCCTGTTACAAGAGTTATATCCGCTGGTAAACTACGATAAGGCCAATTTGTATAATTGGACCATTCATTTCTCATAGTCACATCATTACGTTGAAAATACCACATCCAACTAGAAACCATTCCTGTACTATTTTCTAATTTCACTTTTTGTGTACCGGATATATTTTGAAAATTATACGAAATCACTTCTTTCACTAAATACACTTGATCTTCTTGTGCAAATTGTTTTGATTCTTCTTTGGATAAAAATGCATAATTACATAATAAATGAACATCTGAATTCCATGTATTAAATGTATTGTTATAAGCTTCTTCATCTAATATACTTTGGGTCAATGGACTTTGTAAAAATTGAAACATTTGAAAACGTCTTTGAGTAAAATCAGGTTTCACATAAGGAAAATTATCCGTAGAATCAAAAACATCTCTTACCTGAAATAATTCTTGAATGGATCTTAATGTGACATTGATTTCTAATTCATTATATTGTAGAGCAATCATGGGGAAAGCACAACGACTATTTAATGTAAACCATGCATTTAATGGAATATATAAATTTCTACCTCTTATAGATGGTTCTGTACCCGATGAATATTCTTCTGTTTCATAATTAAAGGCATTGGGGTAAGTATTAGAACGACCAAAAGCATTTGCCGGATCATTTAATTCTGGTACATTCCCTGTCATATGTTTAAATAATTGTTTCTTTTCAGAAGTAAAATCACGATCTACCATAGCTGCCAAATAAGCACCAGAATATCTTGCTAAACAAAAAGAACCACAATTAATTTCAATTTCTGTAATTAAATTCGTTCCTAAATCTTCTATCCAACGAAACTCATAAGGGATATATTTTTCGTTTGTATCTGAGGTAGGAGGATAAACAGGGCTCCATATATCTGGTATAGTGATAACTAAATAAGTATCCATTAATAAATCCGCATAACGTGGTATTTTAAATTTAAAAGTACTTGCTTCTGTGGTTCTTAAATCACGCGAACCTGTATAATCTATACGAAATTTTTGTAAACCGAAATTAGAATACTTACAATAAGTCGTTCTAAAAAACGTTTTGGATGGATTTCCCGTTAGAAAAACATTTGCATTTCCAATAGCGATTAAATTTAATAATCCACCAGACATTTATGATATACCTTAATATTTCTTTAACTTCTTCCGCTTCTTTCAATTATCTAATGATCTATCCACCGTTTTTTTATCCCGAGCATAATTTTTTCTCTCGTTTAATAATAATACTAGAACTACTATCATGATAAAAATTCTTTTTCTGTTTCTTTTTATTATTTGTTTCTACATTCTGCTTCGTCTAGTGAAGAAAAGACAATTTCTACTTCAACAAAAACAAAAAGAAGAAATTCCAGTAGTTGAAACGTTTTATTCTATTTCTGGAGCTAAAAACAAAAGTTTACCGTTAAATCAATACGTAATAAAAAGTTCTTTCAATACAGCTTTAAATAATTCCCAACAAATAGATTTAGGAATGGTCGTAAATGTATTGAAGAAAGGTTGTCGGTTTATAGATTTTGAAATATATTCGGTGGAAAATATTCCTACACTTGGATATTCTTCTAGTCGTAATTTTAGTAGTATAGAAACAGGACAAAAAATCACGTTTGATGATTTATGTAAAAAAATATCTACCTCGGCATTTAGTTCTCCTATACCTAATAGCACAGACCCGTTATTTATTCATTTACGTATTAAATCTAAAAATTTATCCATTCTAGATAAAATGGCTGCGAGTATAGAGGATAATCTTGGACCGCGTGTCCATAGACAAAAACTAAATGCGGATACATTATTATCGTCCTTGGATAATAAAATTATATTTGTAGTAGATATTTCTTATATACCAGATTATACCAAAAATTCTACATTTACTAAATTTATATCATTAGAATCTAGTAATTCTAATCAACTCAGTAGTACGGAAGATAGTATTTTATTAACTTCAAAAAAGAAACCCTTGATTTTAACACCAGATGGAAAAAGTATTAAAGATCAAAAATGGTTAATGGTGATACCGGGATTTGGAATAAATATTTCTGATAAGAATTCCAATCAATTTTTAAATATTATCAAATGGTACGGTGGCAATATTGTTCCTTTTAAATTTTATCAAGATGATGATGGATTACAAGAATATGAAAACTTTTTTCAGTACAATGGATCTACTGCATTTGTGCCTCTTACTGTTGCACAACAATATTTACAAAATATGGATACAAAAATAGAAGATGATCTTGCATAGCTACAATAGAAAAAAACGACTATTTTGTATGGGACTTTTTGGATAAACTAAATTATATAAGTAATAAGCAGTATCCGTTTCATTTCGTAAAGGATATTTTTCTTGCCATCTATTTAAAATAATGATATTATCACTGATTGATTCCATTACTAAAATACCTATTTCTTTATGTTCCAAGAGAAACGATCGTATAGAATGTAAGAAACCACGAAAAAAGAAAAGTTCTGAACATAATGGTGATTTCATTGAACTCTGTAATTGCATGACATGATTTTTTTCTTGTTTTTCTTGGACATCCCAAATCGTATGTTTGTTTTGAAAAAAGTATACCCCATAAACATGTTGTATTTTATTCGGATCTATGTATAATAAAATATAAATATGATAAATTTCATCAAGAATCCATTGAATAGTAATATTTATTTCTGGAAGAAGAACCACTTCAAAATAAGAAAGAATTTGATAATATAAAGCACGCCACGTATTGATTTCTTTTGAACTGATTCTTCTTATTGATAATCCAATCGGAAGTTTTTGTATAGGAGTCTCTTCTAAAAAAAATGTAAAGGTTTGACAATGAACAAGAGGAACAATTCCATTACATAGATGAACTTCTTTTTTAAATAAATGAACTTTGATATCAGACACTTGTTGATGTGCTTGATGAATATGGGTTTGAATTAAGGAACGACTGTTTTGTTTACCTTTCTTTTGACAAATATAATCCATATAA